AATGCCAAAAAACGCCAACAACTACTGGCGGTGCTGTATCAGGCACGCGAAGCCCAGGCCGGAAAAATAAAAGAGAGCTGGACGACCGAGGCGGATCTTAACAACGCGGTTGGCGATATCGACTTTGGCTTATCGGTTTTGATCGAGATAGGCCACGTCAAGCGCGACGGCTATCTGTTGCGGATCACCGCCGCCGGTGTGTTGGCCTGCGAAGCAGAACAAAGCGCCTAATCCTTACGAACCCACCCCCATATCTCACAGCGGGGCCGGTGGCTACACTGGCCCCATGACAAATACCACACCACACACCATCGGCCCAGCCGGATTAGCCCTGATCAAGACCAGCGAAGCGCTGGAATTGGCGGCCTACCTGTGCCCGGCCAACCGCCTGACCATCGGCTGGGGCCATGTGCTGTTGCCCAAGTTCGATGCCGGGCTGTTCAAGAACGTATCGCCCGAGGCGCTGGCCCGCATTGTGGCCGAGTGCCAGCGCCGCAAGACCGTCACACGGGAAGCCAAGCGGCTGCTGTACATCAACCGGCGCCAAGCCGAACAGCTGCTGGCTAAAGACGCCGGCCGCGTTGCCGTATTCATCAATTCACTGACCCATGCCGAGCTGTCGCAGAGCCGGTTTGATGCCTTGTGCAGCTTTGCATTCAACGTTGGCGATCGCAATTACGCAACTTCCACCCTGCGCGCCAAGCTGAACGCGGGCGACTTTTCCGGAGCCGCCGCCGAGTTCGACCGCTGGATCTACGGCACCGTGGACGGCAAAAAGCTAAAGCTGGCCGGACTCATCACCCGCCGCGCCGCCGAGCGCGCCTTATTCGAGGCTTTATGAACAGAGCACAACTCCTAAAAATACGCATTAAAGCCTTGCATGAGGCGGTGCAGTTTCTCGGCGCACAGCTTGAGCAGCAGCGATATTATGCAGGGCTAAAGGCTTCAGAATCGCCGGTCATCATCGCGTTGGCTGATGAGCTGGAGGAAATCAAGAAAGCAGGCCGCGAAGCGGTGTTTGACCTGTTGATCAGCGTCTCGCACCGGCAGTTTATGAAATTCATCAAGGAACTTTAATGAACACCTTCATTTTGTTATGCCGGGCCTTGCGCGCCGGCGAATCGCTGGCCGATCCGGCCACCTGGAAAAGCCGCCAGCTGCGCTTAACCGCGATCCTGACCCTCCTGTATTTTCTGGTCAAGGTGCTGCCGGTCGAGTTGTCGCCGGACGATATTAATGCAATCGCCGATGCCATCGCGTTATTGGGCGGGCTCATCAACGGCTATTTAACAGTCGCAACCACTGAAAAGGTGGGCTTATGACGCCGCTGCTGATCATGATCCTATTGGGCGCTGCCGCCCTGGCTTTGTCGGGCTTATGGATCTGGGTTTACCGGCACGCCGCCGCCAAGTATCAAGCTGAAGCCACCCTGCAAAGGCGACTGGCCGAAGTTTCCGAAACCCGCGTCAACCACCTGCAAGCCCGCAATGCATCCCTGCAACAATTACAACAAAAACACCGTAAGGAGACGATCGATGAAACTAAGCCGCAACACCTTGCTGCCCGCAATGATCTTGATAATGATGGCTCTGACCGGCTGCCCGGCGCCATTACCGGCGCAAGTCATTCAGGAGCCACTGACGCGGCCGACACGGCCGGTTCTTCCGGCGATTAAGTCGGCGGATTTGCAGTGCTTGAGCGATGACACTTATTTGCGCCTGGCGCAACGCAACCGGCTGCAGCGGCACTATGCCGAGCAGCTGGAGCTGATCATCGACTCGACCCGGGAAACGGAGCAATGAAAGAAGCCAAAGGACTGGAAGTGCTGCTTAATGACGAGCACATGAACGCCGAAGAGCTGGGCGACCGCGCCGAGTTGTTCCATCAAGAGCTATCGCTGCTGCAACACCAGCAGAAGACCGCCATCGACCCCGACGCCGACTCGCTGGAATGGTGCGAGGAATGCGGCATTGAGATACCGGAACTACGCCGCCGGAGCCTGCCCGGCGTGACGCTGTGCGTGGACTGCAAACGTGAACAAGAACTAAAGGAAAGGATGCACCGATGAATATAGGCATTTTTGGCGAATGGTTGGATGTAATTTACAAGCTGGGCGTGGTGGCTTTCGGCATCTGGATGTATCTGGCCCGGCGCAACGATAAAACCAATGTACGTATCACTAAATTGGAAGAGCGCCTTGACGAGCGGCTGGACACCCACACCGAGCGGTTGACGCGCGTCGAAACGGAGCTGACCAAGCAGCCGACCCACGACCATCTGGCCGAAGTGTACCGCGAGATCCGCAAGACCTCGGACGCCTTGGCGACCATGGCGATCACGCTGGCGGCGATGCAGGCTACGCTGGAGAACGTCGGCGACCTGACTCGGCGCATGGACACCTTCTGGCGCAATCATAACAACTGAGAGGAAACGCGATGGATTACAACGCCTTTATGACCGCCCACCGGCGGCTGACTATTTTGCAGCTGTTGAGCGCCGCCAGCGCCTACACGCTGCACGAGCTGGACTTGAAAAACCTGCTGGCCGCGCACGGTCAAGTGGCATCGACAGACCAGCTGCGCGCCGATCTGCAATGGCTGCATGAGCAGGGTCTGGTGCTGGCCAAGCAACCGGACGGCGTCTGGTTCGCCACATTGACCGCAAGAGGCGGCGATGTGCAGCAAGGCTTGTCCACCGTGCCAGGCGTTGCCAGACCGGAGCCTGGCGCTGGGATTGCTCCAGGCAATTCCCAGCACTTCCCCCATCCTTGGGGGTCGTAATGGCACCCCGTTCTTCCGTCGAGCTGCTGCCGCCCACTGTGCTGGAGGCGTTGAACGCTCGCCTGATCGATCAGGCTTTTAGCGATTATGTCGGCCTGGCCGCGTGGCTTAAAGAGCAGGGTTTCGAGATCAGCAAGACCGCCGTCTGGCGGCACGGCTCAGACCTGCAAGCCAAGATGGAAAAATCGATGGGCAAGGCCCGCGAGCGCATGGAAATCGCCAAAGCCTTGCGCGGTGCCAGCGATGACGAAAAGTCGGCGCTGATGGAAGCCACCGAAATGGTGGCAATGGATCAGCTGATGGATATGTTCGAGGCGGTTTCCGAACTGGACGCAGCCGGACGCATGTCCGCCGTGCCCAAACTGGTGCGGGCGATTGCCGACTTAAACCGGTCGGCGATCGGCAGCGCCAAGTGGAAACGGGAGTTTGAGGCCGAGATCCGCAAGCAGGCCCGCGAAGAAGCCGCCGAAGAACTGACCCAGGAACTCAAAAACGACGGCATCAGCGCCGAGCTGGAAGCCTCCATTAAACGCATCTTAATCGGCAAATGACCACGACCGTCGAAGAACTTCAAACTGGTGATTACTTCCCGGAAAACGAGCCGGTGCTGCTGGGCTACCAGGCGCGCTGGTTTGAGGATGAATCCGAGGTCAAGATCGCCGAAAAGTCGCGCCGTACCGGCCTGACCTGGGCGGAAGCGGCCAGCAATGTCATCACGGCGGCCAAGCCGAAAAAACGCGGCGGCCGTAATGTGTTTTATGTCGGCAGCCGGCAGGAAATGGCGCTGGAGTATATCTCCGCGTGCGCGCTGTTTGCCAAGGCATTCAACCAGATGGCTGGGGCCGTGTCCGAATCTATGTTTAAGGATGAGGACGGCAGCAAGGAGATCCTGACTTACACGATCCGCTTTCCGAATTCCGGCTTCAAGATCAGCGCCCTATCCTCGCGGCCCTCCAACTTGCGAGGTATGCAGGGCGACGTGGTGATTGACGAGGCCGCATTCCACGACTCATTGCACGAGCTGCTCAAGGCCGCGATGGCGTTGACCATGTGGGGCGCGCGGGTGCGCATCATCAGCACCCATAACGGCGTCGATAACGAATATAACCAGTATGTCGAGGACGCGCGCGCAGGCCGCAAGCCTTACAGCGTGCACCGCATTACCCTGGACGATGCGTTGGCTGACGGCGTATTCAAGCGCATTTGCTATGTGACCGGCCAGCAATGGAGCCCGGAGGCCGAGGCCGCCTGGCGGAAAAAGACCATCGACAACGCGCCCAGCAAGGAAGCGGCCGACGAGGAATATTTCTGTATTCCCAGCCAGTCTGGCGGCGCGGCCTTGAGCCGGGTGCTGATCGAGGCGCGGATGGACCAGCGCTATCCCGTTATCAGGCTGACCAAGGACAACGGCTTTAACGAATGGCCGGAGCATTTGCGCCAGGCTGAAATCAAAGACTGGTGCGAAGAAAAGCTGCTTCCCGAACTGAACAAGCTGAACCCGGCATTAAATCACGCCTTTGGCGAAGACTTCGGGCGGCTGGGCGATTTAACGGTGATCGAGCCGATGGTGATCGAGCAGAACCTGGACCGCACCGTGCCGTTTTCCGTGGAATTGCGCAACATCCCGTTCAAGCAGCAGGAGCAGGTATTGTTCTACATCGTTGACCGCCTGCCAAGGCTGATCGGCGGCGCGCTGGATGCGTCCGGCAACGGCATGTATCTGGCCGAGCAGGCCCGGCACCGCTACGGAT